GGAACCAACACGGCAGGCGAGAAATTGCCGACCAAGCCATACAGCACTACGCCAATTTATGTCAGTCCTCGCAGCCTAAGAAATGCACCATCGAAATTCAAGGTCGGCAAGAGAGGTACGCCTATTAAGTCGCTTTTCTTCCCAGGCGGTTATGCGCAACTTAAGCAAGGCACATCTGCCAAGCTTCCATTGGAATTGACTGGAAGATTGAAAGGCGGATTCTTGTCGGAGGAAGTAATCACAGAAGGCTTGGAAGCTGCAATTGCTTTGCCTGGATCTGAGACTGGCAAGGTCGATGGTCTTGAGGCTATGTACGGCACAATCTTTTTGCCGACCAAAGAAGAGCAAGAAGCGATGCTTGAAGAGCATGTCATCCTACTTGCTGAACAAATAACCAACGCAATGAATAAATCATGAATCTACTTTCTACCATACTGGACAGACTCAACCAACGCATTGAAGTCGGCAATATCTTCGATCAGATTTACGGCCTTAGCGAGCCCGTAGGCGAAGGCAATGACAAGGCTTGGGCCTTTTACATTGGCAATGGTCAGGCGATTCCTGTGACGAACTTTGATGCCAAGCAGGGGACATTGTTCTGGGCCAAGCGTGGGAAGATAACAGTTGCCAAGAATGACTCTTTGAGGTTGGCCGGATGCAAGTCTATTTATGAGACACGCTTCAGCATGACTGCTTACGCAATGGTGCGCAAATCGCACTTGCCTTGCGACTCTGCCGATGCACAGGATTGGATTGCATCGAGGGTGCTGAGGTTGATCAGTGGAACGGATCCGCAATTCAAGACAGCCATTGGTGTGATTGCTTATGAGGTTGTGCCAAGTGGGTATCAGAATGAAATCAAATATTTGCCGGTTAACTATGAATGGGCCGCTGTTGCGATTGATGTGGATGTGAATGTAAGCACATCAAGCGAGGACGGCTGCTATGATACTTGCGCAACTGGTGACATTCCTCTGCCAGACTTCGAGCCATGCACGCCATGCTTGACTGAGGTTGCTGTGGATGGGGTGACAATCATAGGCAATGGTACTCCAGAGGATCCTTTAATCGCAATTGGTGGCGGTGGTGGTGTAGGTACGTTAATAGCCTTGCCGTTTACCACCGACCATTTAAGCGCAACGGGCAACGCTTACGCAGTTGGTAACATCGTTTGGTATAATGGCAATGTTTATCGCTGCATCGCTGCGAACGATTCAATACTGCCAACAAATACGACCTATTGGGTTAATCTTGGTGCAGGGTTTCCAACGGTTCAACAGCCTTCGAATTGGAACGCAACGAGCGGAAACAATCAAATATTGAATAAGCCAACTATTCCAGTTTTGCCTGCGACCATTGTTGAAGATGTAACCGCAACAGCTCCGATAAGCTCAAGCGGTGGCACTACGCCCGATATTAGCATAAGCCAAGCCGACACCACGACAGATGGGTATCTTAGTTCGGCTGATTGGAATACATTTGACGGGAAGTTCGATGTGCCAACAGGAACGAATGCCGACTATCTTGATGGAACTGGAACGCCTACGCTATTCCCAACGCTTACAAATGGCACGGTTACATCGGTTGCAACCGCAGGTTTGATTAGTGGTGGGCCAATCACAACGAGTGGCACAATCACAACAGCCATGAGTACGGACAAACTTGTTGGACGTTATACAGCAGGTAGTGGCATCATGGAGGAGATTACGGTTGGAAGTGGTTTGACTTTGACAGGTGCAGGCGTGTTAAACAACACAGCCACACCAACGCCGACAGGTTACTATGGTGCATTTCAAGACGACACGACACAAACAGCGGTTAGTGCGAATACTGCCTATCCAGTAAAGTTCAATACTACTGATTTATCCAATGGTGTAACCGTTGTAAATGACGGGAGTGGAAATCCCACAAGAGTAACCTTAGCAAATACGGGAATCTATAACGTTCAATTTTCTTTGCAACTTGAAAAAACAGGCGGTTCTGGGAACTTTATAATTGACATATGGTTGCGAAAAAATGGTGTTGACATACCAGATACAGCAGGAAAGGTAGTGCTTACAGGCAGCGCAAATGCTTCACCTATTGTTGCTGCTTGGAATTATGTTCTCGATTTAGTAGCGGGAGATTATGTCCAACTAATGTGGTCAACAACCAACAACAATGCAATCATATTCGCCGAAGGACCAGTAGCTCCACATCCAGGTGTTCCATCATCTATATTGACCGTAACACAACAGGCGGGCATCATGGCAGGTACAGGCATCACAGCCATCAACTCACTCACAGGTGCTGTGCAAAACTTCGCAACGGGTACAAGTGGCACGGATTTCGGTATCAGCTCGGCAAGCAGCACGCACACTTTCAACCTACCAACTGCCAGCGGCACAAACAGAGGTGCATTGAGTAGTGCCGATTGGACAACATTCAACGGCAAGTTTAACACACCAAGCGGCACGACTTCGCAATATGTCAGGGGCGATGGAACACTCGCAACATTCCCGACCTTGCCGACAATTTATAAAACAACTGCTGACACGGTAGGGTATCAAGGCAATACAAATACTGTGGTTTACACTCAGCTAATTCCTGCCAACACTTTTGCGGCAGGTGATGTTGTTAGGGTTAATTATAGGACTCGAAAGGTAGGCAATGCAAACGCACAAACGCTAAGAATTTATACAAACACAACTGCAAACCTAACTGGTTCGCCTATACTTATAGGAGGATACGTTAATAGTGCTACGCCATCTTCTTTGATGAATCAAATACTTCGACATTTGTGTATAAAAACAAGTACGAATAACACAGAGGTATCTCAAGTAGGGGCATTAGGTTTTGCTAATGATTATGGTTTAATTAATGGTGTTACTACTTGTGCTATAAATTGGACAATAAACCAATATTTTGTCTTTGCCATTCAAAACGCAGGTGCTACCGATTTTAACTATGGCTCAATGTACTTAATCGAAAAGCTATGATAAACGTAAATATCACACAAACATCTATACAATTTTTTTCATCCGTTGCGGATGGCGAAATCGATGCGCAATTGATTGCTCCAAATTGGGAGATAGTGGACGAACAAAGTTTGCACATCATTTGCGATGAAGGCGTGTATTGCTTTGCCACTACAAGCACTACATTCAACAACCAACAATTTGATAATTCAGAAGATGCCTTGATGTATCTCAATAATTTGTAACTTTGTAAAAACTAACCAACTATGGCAGGCGTTAAAGTAACCGATTTACCAGCATTAGGCACGGCAGCAATCGATGATGTAATGTACATTGTTGATACAAGCACAAACACAAGCAAGCAAATTGAGGTGCAAAACATTTACGATGGAATGCCGCAGCTTGAGAGCGGTGTTTATTCCGCAACTGTATCAGGAGAGAATAACGGTGTAGTTGTAAACATTTCAAAAGGCTTTTATTCTCGTGTTGGCACTATCGTAAATGTATCTTTTTTGTTAGATGTGCAACTCGATACTGGCGAAACAACTGGCTCGTTCAATTTAGATTTGCCTATTGCTTCAAACTTTTCAAGCGATAAAGACTATACAGGCACAATTTGGTACAAAGACCCAAGCGAATTGCTCGCTAATAGCTATTCAGAATCTGACGCGGCAAACCAAAAGATAAGTGTATTTTTGGTTTCAAGCACGCCTGCTTTAAATTACCAATACCTAAAAATTACAGGACAATACCAGATACTTTAATCATGCGCAGCACCTCGATTCTTGGTTTAAATCTAATTAAGAAATACGAGGGATTGCGCTTGAGTTCATACCTCTGCCCTGCTGGAGTGCCAACGATAGGCTACGGCTCAACACGCTATCCGAATGGCAAGAAGGTCATATTAGGCGAAAAGCTAAAAAGCGAAAAGGAAGCAACGCAATTGCTAATTGCCACACTTGAGCCTTTTGAAGCTGCGGTGAATAAGCACCTACCAAATATTAATCAATGCCAGTTCGATGCGTTGGTATCGTTCGCCTATAATTTAGGCACTGGTGCATTGGTTAAGTCCACCCTGCTAAAAAAAGCCAAAGCAAATCACTCCGACCCAAGCATCTTGGACGAGTTCCTAAGATGGAATAAGGCAGGCGGCAAGGTGCTTGCAGGGCTAACCAATCGCAGACGCGAAGAGGCGAATCTCTATTTCTCACTTTGTAAAGTTTAGGGCGGATTTGCACCAACAACTGCAATGCTTTCGCGTAATTTAACCCATGCGAAAACGTGCTACCAAACCAAGGCGAATCATTGACATCATTGTAAAGCATTGGCGTAGCACAATCGGAAGCCTTATGATATTAGTTTCAATTTTCTTGCTAATCTTTAAAGTCATTTCAACCGAAACCCTTGCGGCAATTGTAGCAACGCTAATAGCAGCAGGGTATATTCCAAAAGCCAAAAACGATGCAACAGATTCGTAGAGATACCGTGAAGATTGCACGCCATAACAAGGTGAACATCGACACCATGAGCTGGGAGGTTGACACTACTTTCGTGCAGGCTAACAAAGAATCGTATCAGGCGGTGATTTCAGGGGCTTATGTTCACCCAAAGCCCGAAGTAATTTTGACTGCATTCGATACCATTCAGCCCTGCGATTTATCATTATACCCACAGCCCACAGCCTACACGCTCAAAAGTCAACCCGTAAGAAATACCCAAGATTTTGAAACGCCTATGAATTACGATATACTTTTGAATGGTGTTGTGTTTAGCTTTACCTTGTGGCTTTCGGCAAAGTACCTGATGAGCTGTGGTGCTGCGTGGCGTAATTTATTCAATGATCTAAGCAGCGAGCTAAAGGCTTAATTCTTATCTTTGCCTTATGGCATCACTGCACATCCTTGAGGCGAGCATCGACCTCTTCTATGTGATTACCGATAAGGATGGGAACATTGTGACCTCCAATGATTTATTCAAAGAGTACAGCAGCCACATAAAGCCAGGCAATATCTTGGACATTGCAGCCAATGACAGTGATCGCGATGAGATGCTGGGAGCGATTAGGAAGTCGCAAAAAAAAGCACCGGATCCAATCAGGGTCTATTCAAGAACACGCCAGAAGATGTCATCTGAGCGGTACAACATGTGGAATGTTTACTCAATTATGAATAGCATCCACATGATTGGTATCCAGTTGGTCGATGTCACATCTATCAGCTCGCATGAGCATGAGCGTCAGAAGATCCTTCTGGAAGAGTTTAGATTCATGTTGAGCCACGAGCTTCGCCAGCCATTGACTTCAATTGGTGGATTGGTGCAGATGATAATGGAGCACAAAGAAATCACAGAGGAAGAAAGAAAGGGCATCATGGAAATGATAGCAGACAGCGTGCAGAAGCTTGATGAAGTCATCAAGTTATTAGTTAAAAAAGCCACAAGACAACTATGAATGAAGCGCACACCTACTTACCAAGCACTGATGATGAATGTGACGAGCGGCTTGTAAAGGTGCTTGCGATTTACATCTTAGAAAGGGCCATGCCGCTGAAAGTTGCGAGCCAGATACTGCTTTCAAACTTGCGAAATAAGGACCTTTACATGGTGCGATTTAACGAAGTTATGCAATTTGTAAGCAATGGAACAACCTAACTTAAGCAGGCTTTATTTGGTGACAATTACGGTTGTCCTTGCCTTAATGCTGATCAGGACTTGCGGAAGCTTGGCCTCAACTGAGAATGAACTGGAGCGGCTTGATAATGCCAATGATGAATATACCATCCGCATTGCTAAAGACTCGGCCAAGATTTACAGCCAGTCTCAGACGATTGTGAGCAGCGAGCGCAAGTATGCAGAACTTGAGAAGATCAACGCAGCACTTGGCATCAAGGCTAACCAAGCCGTGCAATACAGGACTAAGACAGTGATTCAAACAGAGTTCGAACTTGGAGACACGGTGTACATCGATAGCTTTCCGCATTTGCGCCTGCCAAGATCCTTCGGCCGTGAAGGCAAATGGCTATCCATAGGAGGCACGATAAACCGTGTAGGAAAGCTTCAAATTGACTCAATGATTATTCCGGTAGCTTACACCGTTGCCATCGGAGATACGCTGCGTAAAGGCTCTATTTTGCGAAAGCGTGACAAGGTGGTCCGCAT